ATGGTAATCTGGTTCTGAGGAGCTATCTGTAAGGTATACGCATAGCCAGCAGTAACGGTGCTTAAATACTCGCTCATTAAAAACTGTGACATCTACGCTACTCTCCGAACCGCATTTATAAGATTCGTATTTGTATTTAATTGCTCTATTATCACATTCGATAACTCACGTCCATCTATTTTAAGAGTTATATTAATAGGCTGAACAGTAGGCGCAAGATCTGGTAACTTATCTATGGATTTGCTCATACTATCCATAGACGTATTGACTTTATCCAATAAGCTATTTAATGCCCATTGAAATTGGTCTGTTATATAAGAATAATTGTAGCCAGAAGACAACATTGCATCTTTCAACTCTGGTAAGAAGGATTGAAAATCGCTTATATCTTCAGCCTTCAATGAACTCGAAGCCTTTGTGTATAAGGCTTCTCCACGTTTCATCCATTCGCTTATGGAAATTGTGTCTGCTTCTCCTCCTTGAGAAAATTCCCATAACTGTTGATTTAATGATTTACTCGAATTTTGAAGCTCCATTAATTGTGCTTCTGATAAAGAAGCGATCTGTTTCAAAGCGTCGAATTGTTTCTCCGCTAAAGTTACTGCGTCCGAATAATACGAATCGGATAAAACGTTCAACCCGTCTATCGATGCGCCGATACGCGAAAACTCATTGGACCATTCTGACAATCCCCAATTTCTTTGTTCAAGCTGAGTCTTCCAATCGCCTATCGACGTTTGAAGACCGGTGAACATTGATTGTTGTTCGAGTCTGGCTGTCTCGTAAATGAGTAATGAGGCTTCCATTACTTGATTATAATCTTCTGTACCAGGAATCAAGTCGGACAAAAGTTTTTTAGAGATTTCCTGAACCGATGAAAGTTGTTCTAAAGCCTCAACATAAGAAGTGTCCTTCATGAAAGTGGCTATTCCAAGAAGCGTTTCGCGTCCTGACTTCTCACTTTCTCGTTTTCGTATTTCAGACTCGGTTCTAAATTCATCACCGGCGCTGTTAAATTCTTCTCTCGCGTCCTGAAGTATGGATTTGATATTCATCTTTGCAGTAGAATAGAGCAACAATGAAGCTTCCATTGCTTTATTGTAAGCTTCCGTTCCGGGTACAAGTTTATCGAGTAGACTTTTGGAAATGTCCTGTACGTTCTGAAGCTTTGACATTTCCTGAATAACATCTTGGGACAGCAAACCCTCAAGACCGAACGTTTCCGCTAAACCAAGTAGAGAATCACGACCTTTTGTATTGATTCCTTTTTTGTTTCGTTCGCTTTCAGATAAAAATTCATCGGTCAAACTTTCATAATCACTTCTGAGCGAATCAAGAATATCTTTTTGAAGCAGATCAATATTTGTAGCGAACTCTTCCAGGGAAGCTATGATTGACTCTAACCCTGGATGAATCATTCTACCTTCTTCCATCAATTGATCTCGGAAACTTTTAAACCCATCGAGAATTGACGACCACGAACTAACATCATTCCCCATGGAATTAATCATTTCCATGACGTCCATTCGTCCGGTCGCTTTATCGATAAATGGGCGCAAGATATCACTCGGATCTCTCAGATCCTTCAATTGTTGATGGAGCGTTTCTTTCGTTTGGAGGATTTGCGTTCTAAGATCAAAAATATCTTGTGAACTCGATGAAATCTGACCTGATTTTTTAAAATCCGTGTTCTCCTGAGTCGCCTTTGTATTCTTTGCGATCTCCTTCATCAAATCGTTTTGCGATTCGCGTAAAGCGTCGTAACGATTCGACCCTCCACCGAAGAGAGAATTGCCAACAGATCCTATGAATGATCCGGCTAACGCCCCAATCCCTCCTCCGAGCAATTGAGATCCGAAACCAGTACCAACGGATGATGCGACCGTTTGTGCAATGACATTAGAAAGTTTTTCCTGAAGCTTGTCGGTCAGGAATGAAAAAACATTATCTCCGATTGAATTAAACCCATCCTCAAAACCGCTTCGAATGCCGGATGAAAACAAATCTCCGATCTCTTGGGCGATCTCAATCTTCTTCAAGTTCTCATTCGTATCGCGAATATTTAACTCGATATCGTCCCAAAGCTCATTGTATTTATCCGTTACGCCATAAATCTTTTTGATTGTTTCAAGCTGCGCTTCAAACTCTTTACGAGCATACTCTATTTCGGAACTCCGTGTCGTCCCTTCGGGATTGTATAACTCTTCCATCGCATCGCTCAACGACCAACTCGAATCAGTCATAAAGTCGTCAACATACTTCCTCATGTCTTTCAAAGCTTTGTCCGGTGAAAACGCCTCTTCAATATCCTTTTTCAAATCGCTGGTTATTTTTTTAAGCACTGAAGGATCATACTTGATGCCTGCGCCCAACGCCTTTTCTTTTAAAGACTCATCAAGTTTGCGAGAAGCTTCCGCAAGCTGATTCAATTTTATTTCTCGATCTGATAACTCATCGTTTACTTTTTGGATTTTAATAGAATATGAATTTTCAAATCCTGTCAAATCCTCCAAGATTGCTCTTTCAGCCTTTGCGCGTCGCTTTGCTTCGTTTTCTGCTTTCTTTAATGCGACCTTAGCTCCTTTACTTTCTCCTTCTCCCTCACGGAGTTTCATTTTTTCTTGAGTATCTTTTATAACAGCTTCCATCTCACGCTTTGTGAAATCCTCAAGTCGCTTTTTTTGTAATTCCTTTGAAATAACAGGTCCAACAATTCCTTTATCTTTAACGGATTCAAGCGTTTTTTCGCTATTGGCAATGTGTTGTTCAAGGTTGGCTAATTGCTTCCTCTTATCCTCTAAAATAGGATTATAAACTACATATTGCCCTCTATTTTTATAAATACTCTCATTAATTTTTTCAAGAGAAGCAATCTCTTTGGTTAACTTTTGCGCTTCCTCGCGGGCCTTTTGCATGTTTTGCGTAATTGCGAATTGAGCACCGCCTTTATTTAAAGCGTCAAGGTGTTTTTCAAGTTCCTCGCCATTCATCGAAGCCCATTGATTAAAAGTTAAACCTCCACCAGCAACCGCTCCGGCGGCTTGAATTTCACGATTGACTACTTCTGCTGTTTTAATAACAGCATAAATCATAGCAAATCTTCGTGAAACAAGAGTCAATAAAGCCATTAAACTTGTGGCGAATACGGTTTTAGCCCAATCGATACTCCACATGGCCATAAAACCTTCTCGAATTTCATTTACAGGAGCGATAATACTCTTAATGGCCGTAATTGCGTTCTCAGCAAGCTTTTTAAACCCTTCCTCGTTGTTTTTTATAAAGCTGTCGAGTTCTTCTGTTACGGATCGTATGCCTTTTGAAAGTTCATCTGTAAAACCGGAAGCCATTACCGTTTTTCTTAAATCAAACCAACTATTCTTTAAACGGTTAATTTCAGCTTGCGTACTTTTAGCAGTCTCAGCGAGTCCCGTTTTATTCATGAGACTGATCATTCTTAATAAGTTAGGAACAATATCGGCTGAGTAAAGTTTTCCTTGCTTCATCATTTCGCCAATTTGCTTATCCGTTGCTCCTGTGATTTTTTTCAAAGCCTCAAATGCAGCAGGGATGCGTTCACCGAATTGGCCACGAAATTCTTCGGCTTGTATGGTTCCCTTGTTCAGCATCTGCTGAATTGCTCTCACAGAAAGATAAGCGTCTTCCTGAGAAAGTTGAAAGGCTGTGGACGCTTCCATCAAATCGGAATACATCTGTTTAGTTTTTTCGCCAGCTAATTCAGTGCCTTTGGTTGCAGCCGACAAAAGAGTAAAACCTTTGATTTGATCTTCAAATACTTGCCCTGTGCGATTCGACTCTTTGTTTAAATATCGTATTGCTTCTTCTGCCGATTTGCTACTACCAAGTACGTTTGATAGCGCTCTACTCATCCTATCGGCATAAATTCCCGCTTCAAGAAAGGAATGCGCCAACGCCCCAACACCAATCGTAGCGCCGAGACCGGCAAGCATAGCTTTCAATTCTCCTACCGGAGAACGTAATCCACCAACATCCTTCTTGATCTGAGCGAATGCGGAGCCAGTTAAATTTTTAGCTGTAAGTACAATTTGGGTCGCGGGAATGCTCATTTTACCACCAAACCGGCCATTATTTTATGATAATTATTTCTGATATTGTAAATTGCCGCTGACTTTTGTTGAGTCCAGAAAGGTTCAATTATATTTCTCGACGGTGTATTGAAATGAGTTCTGTTAGAATTCAAAATACCATAGAAAAACGGTTTGATCTTCTTTGGAGCAAGTTTAGCGGAATCTTTTAATGCTTCTCTCATATCGGGAGTGATATACATCCTAAACCCCTTTTGATGGATCAGCCCAAGTCTTCGCCATGCTTTGGAGGTCATATCTTTGTATTTTATTCCACGAGTATTTCCACTTCTACCCAATGCTAAACCGCTGTTCATTTCCTCACGTTCAGCAGCATTCGTCGGACCGACGAAACCAATCTGCAAACGTGGCTCAATGGTGTTTGGCACATAATACCTTATGCCATTCGCCAATCGTCCCAACGCCTTTTTGCGTCCAGGTTTTTCCCTTCGCCAATAACGGCTTATTATTCTTCTTTCAGCGAATGGAAGACCACCGGGAGCGCCGGAACGGATTTGTTTTTGAAGGAGTTTTTTAAGACGAAAACCCTCAATACGGAAGGAAGAGTTTAACGACCTTACGTTATTGAGGGCTTGCCTATCGAGTTCTTTTTGAGTTGCGGCAACCCCTTTGAGTACTACGTCGAAAACTGTTGTCATTTCTTATTATGCCTTTCGATTTCATAACGCTCAAGGGCTTGCAATTTTTTTAAATTACATCGATGAAGTTCTATTTCATATTTATTTGCCAACCATTCTACACCGACATAATTCAATCCGACTAATCCGAGACCTGCGTTCCATTGGGTTTGACACGTCATCCATAAAAACCAAACTTCTTTATTGATTTCCAACACTTCGGGTATTTCCCACTCACAACCCTTGCATGGAATTTTTCGAGTAGCCTTACACGTTTCGCAATATTTTATTTTCTCCGTATCACCGGCTACTCTGTGCCAAACCTCTATAAGTTTTTTTCTTCGTCGTTACTCCCGTAAGTTTCTCGAATGCAAGCAAGGAAAAGTTCTTTGTACTCTTTCGGAGTGAGATCCTCCAATTGTTTTACTTGAGGTTCACCGACACATAGTTTTAAGAAAGTATCCATTGACACATTAGGATCTTTCATGTTTTCAGGATTTGGACCATTGTAATAATCAAACCCTAATTCAGAAAGTTTATGCTTCTTAAAATCTTTCTTTGTAAGACCATTTACTGTGAATTGCAAAGCCCCGTAAGAAACTTCTCTCATATCTCCCCCTATTTTGTATTAAGCGTATGAATCTTCTGAACTATTTAGCGTTACCTTGATGACCGATGCATCAGCATCATTATCATAATAGCCAACAAAATCAAGGTCAAAATCAATTCCTTGTGGTCCTGCTATTTCAGGAGATTTCTGAGAGTAAAGAAGTTCTCCGATATCAAATATCAATGTGTACGTATCGTTTGGTGAAGCAGGAGTCAAAGTCAAAACGAGCGAAGATTCAGTGTCATTAAAACCTTTGGCGATAGTCGTAACCGAAGCATCATCATACATTCCTTTCACGTTACCGGTAACTTTTACAATCCCTTCGGGTAAACTTCCACGCGCTCCCTGACCTCCAATTAATCGTTGCTCCCCATCGAGATCAAAATCAATATTCAATGACAAGGACTTAATGTTTGACGCCGTAGAACCACCTTCTGTAATAGAGGCGTCAAAATTGTTGTATCTCAAAGTCACAGGAACCGTTGTTTCACTCACAGTAAAACACGTTGACGAAGCAGAAGTTTCGCTACACCCAAGGAAAGACAAAGTGGCTGTCAACTCTCCGTCCCCACCGACTTCAATAGAAAACGAACTGACTTTAAGTCCAATAGCTTTGTAAAACGCATCTGTTGTAAAGTCCTTAAAGCCCTTCTGAATGGTTAAAGAAGGTTGCGTATCACCTATTTTGAAAACGTGGGAATAAGGCGCACTTGCCCCGGTGGTCGTCGGGGCGCCGAACATGGCTTTAAGCCAATAACCAAACGCCACGTTATCTATCGGAACTACAATATCACCCGAAACATCGAGATTGCCTTTATAAGGCATAACTGAGTTTCTATTACCCGTAAGTGTGCTAACCGTATTTCTCGCCGCCGATCCTTTGATCGTGTTCGAGTTTACGGGCATTAAGAATCCGGTAGTTGCTGTGGTTTTGAACGTAGTCTCAAACCCGATCCCTGTAACCGATGTTGAACCTTTTTGATGAGCCATATCTTGTTTTCTCCTAACTTAAAGGATTTGTTCCTATACAAATTTGTTCTAAAAATCGTAACTGCATTCCACACCACAAAAACGGAAATGTGGTTTGAGAATCATAATCACACACAATATCGACAATGTTTAGATTCATTGTCGATATGGCTGTTGTAAATGTGTCCTGAATCAATAGTCGATAGGCTTCCAAGTTCGCAAACCCTGCGGAACTTGTATCGTAAATTATAATATCAACTTGAAAATCGTGATTTATGTTTCTTTCTTGTTGACTCATACTTTTACGAATCGGGGTAAGGACGCAACACGGGCAAGTGTCTTGTGTCGGAGCGTTACGCTCATCGGCGCGTTCAAGAATCGTATGATTCACGCCATACGTGACCATGGACCAAGTGTTTATGGCGCCATTGGAACTAATGGCCGAGTCCAGCAAACTTTTAAGCGTGACTATATTCAAAACACTTTAGCCCTTTCCTGGTTCGTTATTGACAACACGTATAAACCATCAGAAATGTAACACTCCCGATCATTTTTATCTCTGAAGACATACCATGTTTCACCATCGATTATTACTTCCGACCGATATGTCGGTTGAGTAGGTAACGACGAAACAGGGACGTAAACACGTCCCTGTTTCGCATCGGAAATAAACTCTGCTGTCAAATCGTCGATCACAACAACGGCATCAACTTCTACACCGTCAATGGTGATTGTATCCGCAAACTCCGAGCTATTGATTATAAAACCAAGATCACTTATTATTTGCGTTTTTAACGACATTCGCGACCGTCTCCAAATACCTATCGATTTTATCCATGTACACCACTTCTCCAGCTTTGAAGTCAACAGGAGAAATGATTTCAACAAAACCGGAGCTAACATTCAAAACATTGAGTCTGTTAATCCTTTTGTCGATTTGATCAGCCGTCAAATACATCTTTCCGGTATGGAACGTTACGCCTTGATTGAAAGTTACACTATACTTCTTCATGGCACTCCCTTTCACTAAATGAGAGTTACAAGGCAAGAATTTTGCCACATTCCGTAACCAACATTTCTCCACCCATCAATACCATACAGATGAGTAAAGTTCTTGAAAGTGTGGTCAGAACCTTCAGCAAGAACGTTCATTCTGATACCACCTTCCTCCTGTCGAATGAAAGATTTCAGAGCGCTATCTGTGCGGAATACAGCAAAACTTTCCGTCCAAGTGAGTCGCGGATTTGCAACAACTTTGATGTTGAAGTCACGTTTTGCCGCTTCAAGTACGGTCTGAGACTCCGAAACCTGAGTTGGAGTAGCCACCGCCTGCAAAAGAGTCATATAAAGCGGAAGAGCGGTCATAACCATGAACGAGTTTGCGTCGTCGTTCATCACTTCGCCAGTGTCATCCTTAAAACCAAGGATTTGGGTAATACCTTTCACAATCGCCATTTGACATTCGGAAACAGAGGGTGCAGTAGTAGTTCCGTGAACTCCAACCGGATAAGCGGAGATATCACATTGAATACTGTTTGACTGACTTCCGGAATCACCTTCAACATGATCAGTGTCGAAAAAATACTGACCATCATAACAGAGGGAGGAATTAGCGTTCGCAATCAGAGTTGAAAGAAGAGTAGCCCAATGGGCATTGGCGCGTCTGGCCTGCTCTCCGACTCGAATCATCACCTGACCGGTTTTATCCCGACGAAGATCATTTTCGTGGATCTCAAGGGTAGACTCATAGTGTTCGTTCCTGATTGTGAAAGAAGTTTCTTTCAACTTTCTTGCGAGACGGCCACCAACTTCCTTACGCATTGACGGGGCTTGACCGAGCCATGCGTATTCCTCATACGCTTGAGTAGAAGTAAAGTAGTTGGAAACCTGATCGATCCAGCCGGCACCAACATTCTGATTTAGAGTTTTGTAAAACGATCCGATGATCGCTTTGCTTGTGATTTTATCCATTGATTAAGCCTCCCTTGCCCAAATACCTTTGGATTTTGATACCGTCCAGCCATTCGCGTCACCGGCGCCAATAAGAACGAAATCCCCACGATTTGCCGTAGCTTTTGTGTTTACAATATCTTTATTGTCAGCCGCCGTGATATCCTTCATCTCGATCATATCGGAAGCATTAGGATCTAATGTAACAGCCACACTCCCGTAAGAACCGCCATTCATAATGACGACGCCTTTCATACCATCAACAGCCTGAAAAGTGATTGTTGCGTCAGCCGTCACGTAGAAAAGCTTTCCTGCGTCCTGAGCATCAAGAGTTTTTGCCGTTGAAACCGTTTCAGCGGTATAACCAGCCCAAGGATCGATCATATTTTCAGTGTCATATTCGACAAACATTGAACCCGAAGAGTCGAATTGCCTTGCAATTCCGATAAAAACACCGCCCACCGGTGAAAAGGTGAAAGTGTCATCGTCTGTGGCGTAGACTGGAAGTTTTACGTCTGTAATCGTCGCGCCGGTAACAGGCAGAAGGACACAGCCTCTTTTTCTGCATCGGACGTTCTGAGCCGCCGCCGCACCGGTGGAATTATCAACCGTAGCTTCAGCGAATCCTCCAAATGCGTCTCCGCTTGTTAAAGGTCTCGCGTGACCGGAAGCAGTCACAAGACCGACAGCGGCACCCTCATAGATGATGTCTGAGGCAATCATAGGGTATTCGGCAACATCTGAATAAAGTTCCTTACGTGGTTTGTTTGCGCTTAAAGTCGTCATTATTTACCCCCTTTAATTCGGACAAGTCCTTTTTCTTCTGCGTCTTTGAACGCTTTATAATCTTCTTCTGAATCGAACTCGTTTTTCCAATCTTCATTGGCTTTTTGCGTTACGGCAGTTTGAGTGTCCGTGACTACATGCACAACGGCCCTATTATTTATCGCGTTTTGCGCTTCATTACGAGCACTGACTTCAAGCGCCATTACCTGCTGTATAAGATCGTTGACAGTACTTTTCCCATCAGCAATCATTTCCATACGGATATTCTCATACCCTGGGATAATTTCAGCTTTAACTATACTCGATACTCGTTCTTGTTCTTTTCTTACACCTTCTGCAACAATGCTGTTAAAAACATCCGTGTGGGATGTTTTTAACATTTCCGCATCGATTCCAGGAGTTGTAACAAGTGACTTTTCAATTGTCATGACCGGATTTCCTCCTTTAAATTTATTTAATTGGTTCAATACGGGGTCCTCTACTGCATCTGCCAATTCATCAGCGAAACCCAGTTCTAAACACTCCTTAGCACTAAGGAGAGATTCTTCATTCATTAACTCACTTATCTTATCTTTACTCAAACCTGTTTTTTTACTATATGCCAATACAGCCGCATCTTTAAATTTATCCAGGTTTGTGGCCTGTTTCCGCAATTGATCTGCATCACCTTCTGTATAAACCCAAGGGTTATGGATCATTAAAAAGGAGTTCTGAGGCATTATGACCTTATCTGCAGCCATAATAATCACAGAAGCCATTGAAGCGGCCATACTATCCACAATGGCCGTTACTTTACCTTTATAGTTGGCCAAACTGTTATAAATAGCGAAACCAGCGCTCATCGATCCACCGTTACTGTTCACATGCAACTCAATGTTCTTTTCTCCGCAATCGAGTATACCTTGAACAACGTCATCGGCGCCCAAATCGTCCCACAAAGAACCGATAATACCGTAAATATCAAGCCTTGCTGATTCCCCTTTGTCAGTTACCTTGAACAGGTTCTGTATTTCCATCGTCCACCTTTATCAGATTGTTTTCTAACAACTTATTGTGCTCTAATGCTGACTGTTTAATAATATCTTCCCAATCGTTCCCGCTCATTTCGGCAATTTCAAGTTCTCTTGTGGATAAATTCGCGTTAATCCTTTTGATTGCTCCTTCAACCTCATCCCGTTCGTTGATCGAGCCTCTACCAGGACCTCTAAAATCGACTCGGTTGTACTCATTTCGCAATGCCGGCTCACTAAAATATCCAGGAGCTATTATTCTATTGGTCGCGACAGCCTCATACATGAACAATTCATTTATAATGGATAGGAAATCATCGATTATAAATTGCCTTTCTTGCAACACCCACTTCCAAAATTCCAAAATAGCCGCTTTTGAAGCAGAGTAAGAAGCGGAAAAGTGCTTCAAAAGTAATTCAAACGGAATACTTGTCGCCATACCAATTCTTTTGAGTGAAGCAAGAAAAAAAGCCTCATACGCTGAATTAGGAGCCTTTGGATCAAAAGCTTTGGCTGTTTCGCCTTTTTTAAGGCCCAAGATCATACCAGGAGTGAGCTTTAAATCTCCCATATTCGTTGAATTTTTACTATCGACGTAACTCGTATCGAAATCAACATTCCCTGTAGCGGTTTCAATGACCAAACCAACAAGCGTATTCACAACGCTCCGGGTCAATTCGGCTTCATTATACTTTGAGAAAGTTTGCAAAGGCTCTATTACTGCGTGTAAATCAGGAACACCACGCGATTGGCCGGGACGTTTTTGCTTATAAAAGTGAATGACATTTGGAAGCCCTGTTTTATTGTCCCAAGCATCGATAGAGAGCCATTCGTTACTACCAAATCGGCTAATTGCGCCTGGATGAAACTTTGTGAGATGGTATTTCAGCACTTGACCGAAATCGTTTTTCTCAATCCCGCCTTGAATGTACTCTGAATCCATCATATTATCAGGATTTGACAAATGATCTGACTCGACGACTTGGAATTGAGTTCTATAGGGACGAATATAATTTGATTTTCCATTCTGAACGACAACAAGCGATTCGCCGTTAAGATTCATGAGGAAATAATTCTGAAGCAGAAAAGCGTTCCCATTTAACTTGTAAGTAAAATCGAAAAATCGGCTATTCCAAAATAAATTCCACTCACGTTCTTTCTTTTTATTCCAATCTTCCGGCAAGTTAGGAATATCAGTCTGTGATCGGTAAGTAAATCCACGCCCAATAACGTTGACACTTTTCGTTTCAAAGATTGAAGAAGCTATGGGATCATTAGCTTGAAGATATCTTGACCGTTCGCGCATCGTCGTAAGGTCTGGTATAATATCAGAGTTCGCGTCATTGCCGAATAAATTCATTGCTTCCATAGATCGTTTAGAGCGATCTCCAGCAATATATCTATTCTGCATATCCAAAATTTTGATACAAGCTTCCAATTGCCTATTCTTCAAATCGTAAGCTAATTTTTTATTTTTGTACCACTCCCTAATCATAATGGAGTCACTCCGCGAATCTTTAACCCCGTAGAGCCGTTTGACGACTCAATCCTTTTTACTTCAGCCGCCCATTTCTCAATCATCATATTCACTTCATAGGCGTTTGCGCGAGTTAAACTCCTGCCACCAATTGAATATGATCCTGATGTGGCTAAGGCGAGTGAAGCTGCCAACCACGCATCTAATTGAATTCTTGCAATTTCTAATGATATTGGTTCCATGGTCACTCAATACACTAAATAATATATAAGTCAAGTCAAATAGTTATGCCGTGTGAAATAATTCGTCGACCCGCGACATTTTGATTTGAACTTCTACTATTTTTCAACAAGTTCAACCCTCCTCCCGGCCATTCGGGGTCCACTAAGGCGACACATCCGATTTCACAATCGAATAGATGGTTCGGTTTATTTTTAACGTTACGCCACATCTCAATCCCTTTGTCGTTAACAACAAGTTCTTCTGCCAAAATATGAGAAGCGTATTCTTCAGTGGTCCCGGAATGGAGATATGCCGGACGGCTAAGAGCGTTCCCCTCTATGGCTGCTCCCAATCTCGTTCTGAACACGGTTTTAAGCTTGAACGTATCGAGAAGCATGAGTTGCAATCCTCCAGGCAAGGGCTTGCCGGATGGCGTATAATCAAGGCGTTTACCGGTTTTTATCATTTCGGCCCCAACAAAGCCTGGGGAACCCTTCGTACCCCAAACCCTGCAACCTTTGCCTCTTTGATTATCCCGTAACCATTGATACGTAAATTCTGTCGCGGATACAGATTCATACCGGCTCTCACTTCCTCCGGTATCTATGCCTGCTCTCCATATTTTCATTCCTTCCGATTTACCGATTTGAGGATAACTCGTTTCAAACAATAGTGTTTCCACATCCTCCCAAACTGTCAATCGTCCGTAATGAATAAGCCATGATGTAAAATCTTCTGCGAATGCTCTTACGGCAAACCAGAAGTCGTATTTTTGAACGTCTATGAAACAAACAAGTACAATTGCTTTTTCTGGTACAGTTTGTGGTTGTAAATCGACTTTGGCTTTGAGTATGGAATGAACATTCACATTGTCTTTAATAGCAACCATGTTCATAAAAGGTTCCGCAAGCGCTGAATTAATAAATCCCTGTAAAATTTTCGGCTGCTTCTCTTTTGGATTTTTGAAAATACCGTTCCATTCCACAATCAAATTGTCGAGTCGCCCTGAGTCCATGGGTGAAAGTAATCGGTTCACATGGAAAGCGACTTTGCGTTCACTACCATCAGGCTCAGTGCGACCTACCATTTGACCTTTGGCTACTGCGATATTCTTTTCTTCATTCGTCCAAAATTTACTACAAGTACCACATTTATATCTGGCGCTATCTTTTATTTGTGATCGAGTAGCTGAAGAACCACCTTCCCATTCAACTTGTCCGAATGGCAAATAGGTGTTGTCGACAGATCGGTAAACATTTTCCTCAAAGCCATAAGTATATTTCGAGTTCCATCGTAAAGGTTGAAATGTACCACAAAACGGGCAGGGAACATGCCAATCATAAATAATATCGGCACTTTTCATGAGCATGTAAATGTTCCCTTCGGTCGTTGTCGGAGTGCTTAAAAATATGTGCTTAAAATACCCAGATGGAAACGATTTTGTTCTTTCCGTTAGCAGACTCAAGGAGCTTGCTTCCTTTGAAACCCTGGTATATCCAGGTTTATCAACCTCATCAGCTATGACAATGCGTTTAGGCCTGGAAGCCAGCTTGGAAACGCTTGAAGCCCACACAAAATCAATCCTTGCGCCGTTTGGCGTAAGGATATAATTTTTTGAAACCATTTTTTTATTGTACAAATGCTTCAAAGCTGAAGATTGCCTAAACATTTGAGTCACTTTTTCTACGCAAACATAAGAAGCCGTTTCTTGATCGGCCAGTGACACCATTATATGGGAGGGGTCCTGATGAGTGTAATAACCACACACATTCACAACGAAGGCGTCTGTACCGCCTATTTGTGCAGGTTTTACAACGGTGATTTCATCGATGAGGTGGGAAGCGCAAGCGTCCATTATCGGGACGAAAAAAGGGACCATTTCCAACATATAAAGCCCCGTGACGGCTGAACCTTTGTTCAATTCTCGATATTTGGCAGACCATTCCGAAACGGTCAGATCTTCAGGAGGAGTTGCGGCAATCCTTTCTTCAAGAGTCCATTTCGATAGATCCGCGAACTCATTCTTCGTCCTCGCTCCTGTCTGATTCTGGTTCTGCTCCTCCGCTTTCCCAACTTCCGTTTCTAACATAGTTATCTCGCACTTTCCACAATTCTTGATAAATAATTGTTCTCATTTCATCGGCTGATTTTCCAACAAGCATTGGGGCAAGCCTCAAATTCAAACTACCAAGCGCATTGGATAATTCGTTAATTCTCCATGTCCACGCCTCGACAATGTGATCAGTCTTTACAAGCTTCTTTTTTAAAATAGCAAGATTGATTTCTTCTTTTTCAGCTTTGGCCACCCAATATTTATGTTTGGGATTGTCCTCGTCCAGTTCTTCTGAGTTGGGTGATTCGTAAATATTTTCAATCCACCAGTCAAAACATAACTTCACATCCCAAGCATTATGCCCTGCTCGCGGCATTCCCTTGATTTCCCATGCTCGGATGGAATTGACAGATACTTCGAATATTTCTGCTATTTGTGTAGTTCGTACAATCACGATGTATACCCATTTGATTAACTAAATTGGTTATTTGTGAAGTTTTGATAATCATAACGTATATCCATTTATTTTAATATCACATTGTTGTCAACTATAAAATTGCTTATATTGACTCCAGTTTTGAGATAGATTTGACCATATTTGAGGTGAAAAACACCCGTTTTTACCTCGCATAGGACCAAAAGTCACCAAGTGAAACTACGGAAAAACTCACATTAATTTAAAAAACTCAATATTAACGTGACCTTAAGTTAACCGATTAAAAATGCCATTTTCAGCCCAAAAATGTCGCGGTGTTCGAAAC